CTGCCGAAGCCCAGACACGCATTGTGCAGGTCGATACCGGGGCGCCTTTGATGATGGGTGTTGACCCGGCCCGCCAGGGGCGTGATTCGACCGTGATACGGTTCCGGCAGGGCCGCGATGCGCGCTCGATTCCGGCGATCAAGCTTCACGGTAAGGACAACGTGCAGGTGGCTGACACGGTGGCTGAGTGGATCGACAAGGTGAACCCGGATGCGGTGTGCATTGATGCCGGCAACGGGACCGGGGTGATCGACATTCTGCGGCATCGCAAGTACCGGGTGCATGAAATATGGTTTGGCTCCACCGCGGCGGATAAAAAGCAGTTCGATGACAAGCGCACCGAGATGTGGGCTGAGATGCGCGACTGGTTGCCGGGCGGTGCGATCGATGCTGACCCGCAGCTTTTTACTGATTTGACGGCGCCGGAGAAGTTGCGGGTGGGGAAGGCGGACGATCGGATCCGGCTGGAGAGCAAAGAGTCACTCCGGGAGCGTGGTTTTCGAAGCCCTGATGATGGCGACGCGCTGGCCTTGACTTTTGCCGTGCGAGTCGCCCGTCGCGACTGCAACGCCAGCCGCTACCGTTCCGGTGGTCGAATCGCCGTGGGCGTTGATTATCCCGTCTTGGGGTAGTAAAATGAGATATTCACAACGACGTGAGGTATTCCTATGGGCGGCATGCTAGGTGGTTTGTTCGGTAAGAGCAATAAAGGGTTGCAGCAACAGCTGCCCCCACAGGCGCCCCCGGCACCCCCGCCCAATCCAGCGACCGACGAGGGAGCTATTGCAGCGCGCAATGCGGCCGCGGAGGAAGAACGGCGTAAGCGCGGCAATGCCGGCCGGGCGTCCAATCTCAGGACTTCTCCGCTGGGCGAAACCGAGAGTGACGAAGGTAAGAGCGCGCGGAAGTTGCTGCTGGGGAATTGATGCAAGATTCGGTCGCACTGTCGATCATCCGGCGTTTCGAGGAAGCGTGCGGAGTCCGCGGAAATTGGGAATCGCATTGGGAGGAAATTGCCCGGCGTGTGCTTCCCAATTACGCCGGATCGTTCACTTCTCAGGGGATGGTGCGCTCGCAAGGTGAGAAGCGCACAGACGAGATGGTGGATGCAACGGCCGCCGTTGCGCTGGGTCGATTTTCGGCCGCGATGGAATCGATGCTGACGCCGCGCAACAGCCGGTGGCATCGCTGCGTGCCGAGCGACCGTGTGTTGATGAAGAATCGACTGGTGCGGCTGTGGTTCGAAGAATTGACCGACACCCTTTTCAAGTACCGTTACGCGCCGCGCGCCAACTACGCCAGCCAGCAGCACGAAATCTACATGGGGTTGGGCGCTTTCGGTACAGGCGCGTTGTTCATTGACAAGCTGAAAACAGGCGGGTTGCGCTACCGGGCGATCCACCTGGGCGAGATTTACTTTCTCGAAAACCATCAAGGCATCATCGATACGGCGCTGCGCAAGTTCCCGCTGACCGCGCGCCAGGCCCGGCAATGGTTCGGGGCGGACAAGCTGCCGGAGAAGATCAAGGTTGCGCTGGCCGACAACGAGAGTTCGAAGAAGGACAAGGAATTTTATTTCATTCACTGCGTCACGCCGCGGGAAGATTACGTTGCCGGGCGCAAGGACGTGAAGGGGATGCTCCACACCAGCCACTACGTCGCGGTGGACGACCAGGTGGTGGTGCAGGAAGGCGGGTACAACAGCTTCCCCTACGCGATCAGCCGCTACGTGGTTGCCCCGGGCGAGCTCTACGGCCGCAGCCCGGCGATGACCGCGTTGCCGGCAATCAAGGTGCTGAACGAGGAAAAGCGCACGGTGCTGAAGCAGGGCCATCGAGTGGTGGATCCGGTGCTTCTGGCGCACGACGACGGGGTGGTGGACGCATTCAGCTTGAAGCCCGGCGCAATCAATTTCGGCGCGGTGAGCGCGGAAGGTAAGCCGTTGGTGCATGTGCTTCCGTCCGGCAATCTGGCTTTGGCCCGGGAGATGATGGACGCCGAGCGCATGGTCATCAATGACGTGTTTTTGGTCACGCTGTTTCAAATTCTGGTTGATACCCCGCAGATGACGGCGACCGAAGTTATCGAGCGGGCGCGAGAGAAGGGTGCGCTTCTCTCCCCGACGATGGGCCGGCAGCAGAGCGAAGCTCTTGGCCCGATGATCGAGCGTGAGGTGGATGTGCTGGCGGCGCAGGGGTTGATTTCTCCGATGCCGCAAATTCTTCGTGATGCTCGTGGACAGTTTGACATCGAGTACGACAGCCCGCTGTCGCGAGCGCAGAAGTCCGAAGCCGGCGCCGGGACGATGCGTACGATCGGATGGGCTTCCGATATTTACAAGGTGACGCAAGATCCAAGTGTTTTGGATCCGTTTAATTGGGACATAATTATTCCCGACCTGGCCGACATCAATGCGATGCCGGTGCGGTACTTGGCGACGGAAGAGCAGATTGCCGCGAAGCGCGCCGCGCGGCAGGAAGCGCAGGGGATTCAGCAGGCGACTGAAGCGTTACCTGCTATCGCCGGCTTGATGAAGGCTGCCCCGGCCAGTGCCGCCGCAAAGTAGTTTCTACCAGCGCATTCGTGAGTTTGTCGTCCGGCGCTCGACGGCGTATCGCATCACGTTTCCCAAGGGTGGGCGCGCGTCCGATGTGGTGCTGGCCGATCTGGCTCGGTTCTGCCGGGCGCATTGTTCCACTTTTCACCCGGATCCGCACGTCGCGGCGCGTCTTGACGGGCGCCGGGAAGTGTGGTTGCGAATTGTCGAGCACTTGAACCTGTCGAGCGACGAATTGATTGCGCTGTACGGCGGGATGAAAAAAGACGCCGAAGGGTGAACCTTCGGCGCCTAAAACTACTACCACAGGAGACTACCACAGGAGGAATAGTGATTATCTCAACCTCGAAAGGAAATGTCAATGGCTGAAGCGAATGCAGGGTCCGGTGCGGGTGCGGGAAGCTCTGGAGCAGGTGCAGGAGCGGCGGCAGGGGCCGGCGCGGGTGCAGGTGAAGGCGCCGGTACGGCGGCCGCATTTGACTGGAAGGCTACGGGCGGGCTGGACGACGCCGGAATGGCGCTGGTCACGGATCGCCAGTGGAAAACGCCCGGGGATTTGCTCACCTCCTATCGCAACCTCGAGAAGCTGACCGGCGTGCCGGCCGAGCAGATCGTGCGAATCCCGCAGGGCGAGAATGCGGACTGGAACCCGGTTTACGATCGCCTGGGCCGCCCGAAGGAAGCCAAGGACTACTCCCTGCCGCTGCCGGAAGGCGATAAGGGGGAATTCGCCACCGTCGCGTCCGCATGGTTTCACGAAGCCGGGCTGTCGCGCCGGCAGGCTGTCGCCGTGGCTGAGAAGTGGAATGCCTTCGCGGCGCAGCAGGGCAAGGCGCAGGGTGATGCAACGGCCGCCCGGGATGTCGAGCAGACGGCCCAGCTGAAGAAGGATTGGGGGGCGGATTTCGACAAGCATTCTACCCTGGTCGATCAGGCGGCCAAGGAATTCGGGATGACGCCGGAGCAGCTGACCGCGCTCAAGGCCGTGATGGGGCCGGCCGCGGCGATGAAGTTTGTCCACAACATCGGCACGAAGATTGGCACGGAAGGCGATTTCGTGACTAACAGCATGAAGCCGGGGGCCAATGGCCAGTACACGCCGGAACAGGCGCAGGCCAAGATCGTGTCTCTGCGGGCGGATAAGCAGTGGGTGAAGCGGTTTGCCGATGGGGATTCGGATACTCGCGCCGAGATGCGCAACCTCCACAAGCAGGCGTACCCGGGCGATACGGTCATTTAGTTGACATTTTCGCATCGGCATGAAATAATCGCACTATCTCAATTTCCGTTGGGGGCGCTCAAAAGGCGCTAATCCAACGGGCGTTGAGGAGTATCGCCGGGAACCTTTTGGCCGGCTGACGGCGGGGAATAGCACCGCGAGCGGCACCGGCTCTGGAGTGGTGAAGAACGGTCCTGGGTGCAATGCCTGGGGAAGCCCTTCGAAATCGTTGATTTCTAACGCTTTGGAGGCGCTATGTCTGTCAATCTTCCGTCACATTTTGTCCGCGAGTACGCGACGAATGTGCAGCTTTTGCTTCAACAAAAAGGTTCGAAGCTCCGGCAGGCTGTCATGGCCGGTATGTATGTAGGCGACCAGGCATCCCCCGTCGATCAGATCGACTCGGTGGAAATGCAGCAGGTTACTACCCGCTTCGGCGCAATGCCCCGCGTGGATGCGGCCGTTGCTCGCCGGTGGGTGTTTCCGGTCAGTTACGACCTTCCCCAGTTGATCGACCAGTTCGACAAGCTGCGGATGCTCACCGATCCGGAATCGCAGTACGTGCAGAACGCGGTTTATGCGGCCGGTCGCAAGATGGACACCGCGATCATCACGGCGTTTCAGGCCGCGGCGAACACGGGCGTCAATGGCGCCACCAGCACGTCGTTTATCGCGGGCAATGAGGTTGACGTGGATGTGGGCGGCACGGCGTCGCGGCTGAACGTGGCGAAGCTGTTGGCCGTCAAGGAACTGATTCGCATCAACCACATCGATCCGGACGAGGATCCCTGCTACGTCGGCTTGACCGCCAAGGATGAATCGGCGCTGCTCAAGGAAATCCAGATCACCTCTGCCGACTTCAACGGCAAGGATACTCCGGTGCTGCAGGCCGGCAAGCTGGTTCGGTTTCTGGGCCTGAACTTCATCTATTGTGAACTGGTCGAGTCCGTCGCGGCCGGTGTCAGCGAAGTCACTGTCCCCGTGTGGGCGCGCAGCGGCATGCACCTGGGCATCTGGGGTGACGTGCAGACCAGCATCAGCAAGCGTAACGACCTTCAAGGCGAGCCGTGGCAAGCCTACGTGTTCGCTACCTTCGGAGCCACCCGGCTTGACGAAGAAAAGGTGTTCGCAATCGAATCCGCCAGATAATCGAGGTGACTTATGGCCGTAGCAAACACCAAATCGAGTCAAATCACGGGGGCGGATGCGAGTCCGCCGACCAACGCGAATTCCTACGTTTCTGCGGGCATTATGCGCGAGAGCGTGGGCGTCGTGGAAACCCTCGCAGCTGACGATGCGTTGTCAGTGTACCGCCTGGTGCGGGTACCTTCCAGTGCTCGTCTCAGTTCGCTCATGATCGCCACCGACGCCATCACTGGCGCCACGGCGGCCGACATCGGGGTGTACCAGACTGCCGCCAATGGCGGCGCGGTGGTGGACGCTGATTTCTTCGCGACCGACGTGAACATTTCGGCCGCGGCCACGGTGTTCACGGATTACCTGTTGGAAGCGACCGCGACCGACCTGGACAAGGTGGAAAAGCGCCTGTGGGAATTGCTGGGGCTGACCGCCGATTCGTTCCGGGACTACGATATCGCCGTGACGGTGAACGACGTTACCGCCGCGGGCACGATCGCCGCCAAGGTTCGCTGGACGCAATAATCGAGGTGAATCAATGACTGCCAATATTGCGGGTTACAAGTTGGGGCATGGTGACGTGGCCCAGGGCGCCGCGGTGGTTAATGCCGCGGCAGCTACCGCTACGGCGTTTCCCGCGGGGGGTACCGGGACGGCGGCCGGGGGTTGGGACACTGCGGCCAATCGTGACGCAGCTATAGCCAGCTTTGCGGCATTGTTGGTGGATGTGGCTGATCTTCGCACAAAACTCAACGCCACGATTGCGAGCTTACGTTCAACTGGCGTAATAATTACATAAGTTGGGGTAGCACATGGCCGACGCCGTACGCATACCCACTATCACGTACGAGCGGGACTCCGCGCTCGTCGTGTGGACGGGCCTGGATCTTGATGATTCTGGCTCGCCGGTCAACTTGCCTGGCTTTCCCGATCGCACTGTCACCATTGAAGGCACCTTCAGCGTGGGGGGTAGTTGCACCTTGCAGGGTTCGAACGACAATGCCACCTGGCACTCGTTGACGGATCCGCAAGGGAACGTCATCACCAAGACGGCGGCCGGGATCGAGCTTGTCACCGAAAACCCCAAATACGTTCGTCCGCTGGTCACGGCCGGGGATGGTTCAACATTGATTCAAGTGCGACTTCACTGCATCCGGAAATAGGTCATGAGCGACATTCACGCGGCGATGGCCGAGCTCGACAAGATGACGCGCGTGTTGAAAGCGTTCGAAGGTGTACGCATCGTGTTTACGGCTCTGGCGAATGCCGAGCAGGTGGAAAAGGAACTGGCGGACTCCATCGCGACGAAGCGGGGTTTTCTGGCCAAGCTGACGGGCGATGCCGATGCGACCGCGGCGCTGATCGACGAAGCCAAGGCGAGTGCCAAGGATATCGTTGCCCAGGCGAAAGCCGAAGGTGCGGACTTTTTGGCCGGCGCCAAGGCGGAAGCTGAAGCGGCGGTGGCGACGGCGCGGGTCGAAGCGCAGGTGTTCTTTGACGAAAAGGCGGTCGAAGCCGAGAAGCTGGTTTCGCTCGCGCAGGAAGTCAAAACCGAGCTTGAAGGCGATATTGGAAAGCTGAAAGAGAAGTTGTCATCTCTAGCGGCAGCGCAAGAAAGATTCGCGCAGCTGCTTTCGTAAAAGGCGGTTTCTCGCCTGGACAGCGCGGGGGCGGCGTGACAATTGTTACGTTCGCCCGTTTTGCATTTTGAAAGGGAATTATATAGATGACTTGCTGCGCTGAATCTTTCCCGAAACTCGGGCGGGTTCTATGTTTTTTGGGCTCGCACAGGTGGGGGAGTTGGGTGAAGTCTTTTCCGAAACCGAGACGCCGCCGCGCCCGATACTGCATGCGCCATGGTTGTTGCAAGATTCAGTATGGCGCGGTGATGTGTAGGTCATTGACGTGTGCGGACGACCGGAGCCGGTGCGAGTTTTAGGGACGAATTGAAGGCATTGTGCCGGTCCAGCCTTGCAAGTTAACGATATAAGTCTCAATTGATGGACCTGAAAAGGAAAAAACAGTGACACCAGAACTTACGCAGGCACAGAAAACAGCGATAAAGAACTTCATCAATGCCGACCCGGTGTTGAGTGGGTTTGTCGGGCAGGGGCAACTGCAACCGATCGCGGATGCACTTAACCAGTTTCCTGCCCTGGATTTCCTGGTGTGGGGCACTGCTGTCTCAGTGCAAGCCGTGCACGATGCGATCGACTACAGCAAGTACACGCCGGTTGATCCCGCCGATCTCACGATCATCTACACCAACCGCATGCTCCTGATCCAGACCAAGCAGATGAACTTGAACAACATGCTGGTTGGTAGGGATTGGTTGGATGCGTCGAAAACGCAGAACCGGGCGAGCTTGCGTGACGCGGTGATCCAATTGCCGGCGGGTGCGGCCGGCGCGCTCGTGAGTGCTGGCGGGGCCAGTGGCGTGAATGTCATGACCGCTCTTACCCGCAAGGCAACGGTAGTCGAGAAGCTGCTCGTTACCTCCAACCCGATGACGGGAGGGGT